TTATTGGATCTGAAGTGCGCCGTTCTGGTCTGACTTTAAGTGCAGCTCACCCTCATACATACTGCCGTCAGCTGTCACGCGGTAAAGTTCATTTTTCCAGATCACCCACTGGTCTTTTGCCATTTTCCCAGAACTGTCTAAATAATACCACTTTCCGTCACTTCCGGTTTTCCAGGTATCTTTCACCATATATCCGGCTTCATCAAACCAGTACCAGGTATCTCCATCCTGATACCAGTCATTTTTCACATAATCTCCTGTATTCCCTAAATAAAATCTCCAGCCGTTCTCATCTTCCACCCAGCCGGATTTTACTTCTGCTGCGGATAAAAGAGAATCTTTAAAATCTTCCCAGGTGTGAATGGTGTTATTGTATACATAAGGATTGGGGCAGATTTTACCGGTTACGTCGTAATGTCTGATTACATGATCTTCTTTGATTCCGTATTGTTCCATCAGCTGCTTAGTCAGTTTCTTTGCTGAAGCTACGGTTGCGTCTTCAAAGTACCAGTCTCTGCTTGTGTCAGACTGGCTGCCTTTGTTTCTGACACACAGCTCGATGCCAATGCTGTTGCTGTTGCGGCATTCCGGATGGATATAGGTTTTGGCTCCGCAGTGCCATGCAACGTTTTTGTCTTCAACGGACTGCCAGATTTCTCCGGTAAAGCCTACAAAGTAGTGGGCGCTGGCGCCTACGTACTGGGAGGCATAGTATTTGCAGTTTGCTTCTGCCCCTCCCAGCGCTCCTACATAATGAATGACGATATATTTAATACGGCTTAACTCGCCGTTACTGTAGTTATATGGGGTTAGAAGTTTGTTTATTTCCACTTAAATCCCCTCCCTTCTTCCCGAGAATCCCATGTCATCTGCGTCAAAGGATTCCCGGAAACGTTCGATTTCTGTATAATCGGAATTTTTTAGATTTTCCTGTATTCCAAGTAGTTCGATGTTGCTCATGTCTTGGGTTGATTCGCTTTTTACCATAGATATCACCTTGTCCCTTTCTATTTATCATATGAAGAAATGTGGGAAAATGTCACGGGGCGGTGTACTTGGTAAGGTTTTAGGTTCGGTCGGGGAGCTCGTCGGTGTACTGGGACAGGAACTTCTTTATGGCTTCCCATATGTGTTTTACGGGCAGACCGCATAATGTCATGTTTTTTAAAATACTGACCAGTTCGTAGGCTATGTATAAAAGACCGAAAAACTCGGCAACACCTATTGCATTAACTGGTAGATAGGACCGGATTGCTTCGGGAATGAAACCAATTAAATTTAGATGTATAATTTGATCAAGTACCAAAAGAAACGCCAGAGAGGCTACCATTGATACTTTGCGAATGGCGCCATCTATACCAAAACAACTATTAAACATATGTTCCTTTATTGCTCTAATACAGCCGAAGCAGGTGTCCATTACTACTGCTAAAATAACAAGTTTAATAATTGGACTTCCCCATGCAAGAGCAAGTAATTCTACGATTTTATCCATTTTTTTCTCCTAAACCTTTCTTATAATTTTTTCTATAGGGGGTAGTGATTGCGCCTGCTTTTATATATTTAATTATTGGATAATATTACTGTATTAAACTCATTTTACGTGTATGATTAATTTTCACCATATCCTATTACGTAAATACTATCCTTTTCATCTAATATCATAAATATTTGTATTTAAGTTAAAAATTCTATTTTAGAAATATAAACCGATCCTCCTTGGGTAGTTCTTGAAACACAAGCAAAACCTATTGAAAAAAAAGCCTGGGTATTTATATTAGATATATCAATATCGGTAACAGTATCTACAAGAAATCCTGCATATAAATTATCAATACTTTTTAATACGCTATGTTTATTATCATTTGATAGAATAGCGCACCCATATCCCAATGCATCAAGACCATTACTATTCAAGTAATAATCAGTTTTATAATATAATCTAATTGTTTTAAATGGTGTCATATTAATACTGTACTTATTGACTATTCTGGAGGTAATAGTATGTCCTCTATCTTTATTGTCATAATATTCTCCTCTACCCATACAAATTCCTGAACTGGATATTTCTATGCCAAAATTATAGCCATATTCACGGATTCCCCCAGTAAGTACGCCTGAGAAAACCCCGTTTAAAAAGACGTTTGTCCGACTGCCAAATAACTATAATCGGGAAATGTTCCAACTACACCACCGATATTTACACCATTTTTTATATTCTCTGGTCGAAAATTAGGAATGTCTTGCTGAATCCAATTGACTCCATTTAAGTAATGACCATTTCTAACCCTTAAATTTATTGTTCCCGCCCAGTTAGACATACCTTGAGACCATGCCCGATCAGTACCAGAAATCTCGGCATTTTGAATTGGGATTGTACCACTGACTTTAGTGCCATTAACCCAAGCCGTTTGTCCACTTAGGATATGTGCCGCTGAAGCCGTCCCTCCGGTCTGGCTTATTAAACTATTAGCTGCAACTTTCCCGGAGCCATTGTGATATCCAGCAGGAATTGTATAGCTTCCTCCTGCATTAAGTACAGTTGATATAGCCCCACAATTTGGCATATTGCCAGTACGTTTCACTCTAGCGTCTTTATTATAATAGGTCCTTTTGTCAAGAACCTGACTATCTGCTGCATCACCGGTCAACTCCAGGGTACCTTCTACAATTTCATCATCTGAATCACTTGTAATGGCAGTGTATCCTTTTAACACTTCGGAGCTAGTAGCAGTACACTCATCAGACCCGGCTCCAGCACCTCCGGCCCCTGAAATACTCACTTTACCCATTTGCACTCACTCCTCTCAGATATACACTAAAATCTTCTATTGGCTTCTTTTCTCCGCAAAAGAACGTTACATATTCATCTTCTGTCTCCCCGTAAGTTATCATCCCGGTCATTTTTCTTCTAAGTTTTACCGCTGCAGCATCCAGACTTTTAGGCGTACAAGGACTTAGTAACGGATTATCAGTTGCTTTCAACCCCGCCACCGCTACTCTTTGGCTGTAAGGAGCAGTATCGCTCCAGCCGGAAGCCGGAATACTTACCTCTATTAACTGTTCATGCTGCTCCTGAACCATCTTATTATAAAAAGTATTATTAAAAAGCTGTTCAATCTCAACCGCCATCTCCTGGCCATCTGCCAGCGTATCCCTGTCCCATTTACGAATTTCAGCCGTAAATTCCGGCGGATTCTTTACATCACAAAATGCCATTGTTAAACCTCCTTAAAATATTTCATCCATATCATAGATCTGAGGAATATCTGCATCTTTCCCTTTTCGCATGAAGGTTCGGTATGCAATTAAATCTCCTTCTGCATCAAACAATCCCATTTCTGATATCTCACTTCCGGTCAGTTCTCCTTTGTTAAGAGTAGCCGTATAGCGGCAGATTGTTTCCGTTTCATCGGTATAAACATGAGTTTCAATTTCCTTCTTCATCAATTCATTGTAGAGACCGATTTCATTTCCGGAAGCTGTTTTGGGCTTTCCATTGTCTTCTACTCCTCCATCGCCCCAGGCCATATGAGTAATGATTGGAAGTGTCATATCTCCAGCATGTGCTTTACAGAATTTTTTCCTTCCAGTTAGTGTGATAACTCCATTTGTAATATCTGCCATATTTATCATCCTTTCTATAAAACGGTTAGTCCTCCGTTTAATGATCTGGAAATATCAAGACTCCATTCTGAAGATAATTCATTTAATGTAGTAACCCTGATATTTCCTGTTTTAATTTCACTTTTAACTTCATTTTTTATTCTAAGTACATTTTTCCCCTCAGATCTAACTTTCAGAAACTCAATCAGACGAAAGCGTTCATCTCTGGATCGATCTACTGGAACCGTATTCATAAACCTCATATTTCCGTCTAGTAATATATCCTTCGAAACTCTAACATGGAATTTTTGTACAACAGGATAAAAATCAATTCTTTCATCACTATCATATCCGCTCAGTTTCTTATCAGTCAGTTTCCATAACCCATCCAGACTTAAATAAGGAGTATTTACCCGAGGATAAAATCGGTTGCGAAACCGGATCGCATTGTCATAACTAATTTCACATGTAGCAATAGAATTTATTACAAATTCTACATACTCAAGCCACGATCTGGCATTTTTATATAACTCTATCTGCCTCTTTATCTCTGATCCATATCCAGGCAGAATCTCGTGTTCCCCTACCTGAACTATTGCTTTAAAATGAAAAGGAGCTCCATTATACTGATACCATTCCTTAATTTCTCCCCCATCAAGCACCGCACTCAAAAATTCTTTGAGTACACCAGGAGTTCCTGATCTCATATACCAGGCGGTTGTCTGTACAATCAGCTCTTCTTTTAAAGTCCTTGGCATTGTCTGTTCATAATACTGAGTATTAAGTTCCAATGCCAGAAGATCTAAAACAGCTTCCGGTACTTTTTTAATTTCTCCATATAAATGGCTTGCCTGAGAATACTCCTGTAATTTTTTCATCGCCTGGCTCACAGCATAACTGACCGCTTTCGTTTCAGGAGTAATCAGGTTATACGGCATAATATCATTGATCTCACCATGATAAAAATCAATCATCCCGTCTTCCTCCGTAAGCCAAAGTGATTTTATCCGGTACTGCCAGAGCGGAATTAGGTACTTCTGTAAATACTGGCTCTACAATATCAGCCATTTTTACTCCTGTACCCATAATGTAATATAGAAGCTGTGCCGGATTGATATCTCTCCCCACCTTTTTTTGCCATGTTATGTAATTATTGCAGGCAGTTGAAACGGCTTCCTTCATGGTTTCTTCCCTGTCTCTGTCTTCATTGAGAATATAATAAATCAGTTCAATATTATATTTTATTTCCTCAGGTTTCTTTACAACTACATGATCTGTTAAGGGTCTGATATTGCTATCTGATAAATATGTCTCCAAATTCTTTAAAAAAACATCGTCAGGAATCGTACCATCTGCCATGGTAACATAGATATCCACCTCCCCCGGAGATTCTGAAGTGATAAGGCATTCTCCAATTGCAGGGCTAAATGTTTTAACCCAATATTCGTACGCTCGCTCCGGACCGGCAGTGGAATAGCTGACTGGAGATAAATAAATTCTCTCTGCCAGTTCTTCATCATTTTCCCTGTCTGCACCACCACTGGTCGTCACAATATTTGAAACTTTCATTGTATAAGGCAGCAAATCCGTTAACCATTTAATTTCGCCTGGCAGATAACCGTTTCCTATCGTTCCGCTCTGTTCACACTCAGCTGCTATATCTGTATATAACTGCCCTGACTTTATTTCACTTTTCTTTGTTGTTGTAAAATATAAATCAGGACCTTTCACTCTGGTTCCTTTTGGTATGACTACCGCCCGTTCAACCTTATCCGCCAGCGTAAACCGTATCACCGTACGTGCGGGCGCCGCTTCATTTCTTTTTACTTTTTTAAATGCTGCCAGATTATCCAGGAATTCACCTGTGCTGTATTTCAGCAATCCCATTTTTCCAGCCTTGTCTTCATATTGATACCCCTGATATATTGCAACTGCGCAGGAATACAGAATGAGACGATAAGGGTCGGCCAGTCCCAATGAAACATCTTCACCGGTTAACTCTCTGTACTTCTCTTCATAATCATGGATCAACCTTTCCTGTAAGTCGGAGAAACTTGTATTTTCTATAAAACTGACCTCTGGATAATCAGAAAATCTGCTTTCCATTATATTTCCTCCTTTCCTGCAAAATATATGTGTGGAATAATAGTCCCCTCTTTGTTCTCAAATGTGATATCTTTTATAGATACTCTTGGCTCATATTTTTCCACTTTACTGGTTACCTCCAGAAAAAACAGGCTTTCTGCTGCTTCCGGAACCTCATCGAGACACCCCCATGAGATTCCAAAATCTCTGTCAGCCGGCTGGGATCCAGCTCTTGTTCCCAACAGCGCTTTTAAGTTTCTCTTTAATTCCTCTTCCAGCCTGCCGGACAAACCAGTTATTGATAATTCGTAATTTACCATTTACCTACCTCACAAATATTCCTGTAAAGTCAAAGAAACGCTGGCTCGGTACAATTCACCTCCTCTTAATACAACCTCCCAGGCTTCCGAACTTTTAGTAATAACCCATTTGTTTTTTCCGACTTTTTTTTTGCCAATTACTAGTGTATTTACTTCCCCTGTCTCAACCATTCGTTCCAGTACTCCTAAAAGATACCTTGGTTTCACACCCAAAGACGCATCCAATGTTATATCAAAACTTACGGTCTGCAGGTCAGGCCCGTTGAATTCACTAAGAGGCTTCTGTCCAATCCGTTCCATGGTACTCCATGACGCTGATATTTCTCTCTTTAAATTCTGAAAAGTAAATACCCGATTGTCATTGACTTTAAAACGCAGACTTCCTAATATACCAATCATTGCGACAGACTCCTTTCCAATCTTTCCAGTCTGGCTTTCAAATTCAGAATTTCAGTAAGACTGATTGCTCCTTTTTCTCCTTCCAGACTGATTTCCTGGGAATGCAATGTAAATGTTCCATTTTGAAGAGATTCATAACTGTTACTGTCCATCTCCTTTTTATAGGTCATTTCCCTGGGAGCCTTTTTGACTTCATTCCAGAATCCGCCCAATACAACGCCTGAACTGGTGTCATTAGACAGATGAAGAACAATTACCTGATCATTTACTCTCGGAGGTTTGTACTCTCCCAGAAAATAAAACATTCCCAGTTCTGAAGTCGTACTGTCTCTGTCCGGATAATAAACTCTGACCATTCCATTTTCCTGATTTACAGAAGAAATTCTCCCGACTCTGACTACATCATTCATATTTTCTCCTTTCATGGTATGATAAGAGACATACCAGGGTAGATGAAGTAACCGTTCCCAGAATCCTTCTTTCCCCTCTTTACAGCTTCCGATTCAATAAGATCTCTATTTTTCTGATAAAGATCCTGAGATTTACTTCCGCTTCCATAAAAATGTTTTGCAATACTCCATAAGCTGTCTCCTTTGACAACCGTGTAATTACCATGGGCAGTGTTGCCGTTGGTCTGAGCTGTTTCATTTTTCGATTCCACTTCTGAATTTTCACTGTCTCTTGATATACAGCTGAGACTTACCTGCATGTCGTATGATTTACCAGATAAACTATGAGATACCTTTTCAACAAAATATTTACCGTCCAGATTACCAAATCCGGATAATTTAACATTGCAGGTTGCATATAAAGACATTTTGGGTGGAATCGTCAGCTTCATAGTTCTTTCTTTACGATTGGCATTTCTTAAAATGCTCTCTCCAATCCGTCTGGCATCTGCTTCACTGTCTGCTTTTTGATTGGTTTTATAAAGCCGTTCTTCCGTGCCAACCAATATTTCAACCGTATTCTCATTATTGGGGTTCGCGTAACTTACCTTGGCTCCGGTATAAGTACCCTGTATCGTGCTGTTGTATGTCCATTTTGATACCATATCCGGTACAATGGTAAGTACAGGGGATTTCTCAAAATACTGTTTTAAGTCCCATATAACCAGCCGGTTGGAATATACCTTAATGCCCAGACCATATTTTTCACATAGATTTTTCAAAAATTCACTGTCTGGCTGCTTGTCCTGTTCTGTTTTTGAAACCGCAATATCTTCACTGACTTCAAATATCAGTTCTAAACCATATTTTGCAGCAATTTCATTGGCAATCAGACGAACTGTTGCATTTTCCCATGTCTTTGTGTTTTCTGATTCTTTAAATGAAGTGTCCACAGGAGCAGAGACTCCATTGATTGTGCAGGAAAAGGGAGGACAGGAGAAAGAGTAATCATCTACTAAAAAAGCTCCGCATACTACTGTCATCTTTTCCCCTTCATAGTTCCAATTCTCAAGAATAATGGAAGGAGACATTTTATCACCTTTTTCCGGAAGCCAGGTTCGGCTCCATTTTAAATCACGGTCGCTTAATGATATGGAAATGGTGTCTGATTCATCCACCGAATCCTCATAAGAAAAGCTTTCTATGTAAGGAGATAAATTGTTCCATATATCAATTCCATTGTAAACAACGCTTAAATACTTTCTTCTTGGATTTCCCGTATGCCACCCCTCCTGACGCATTTATTTGCTTTTAATTCTCCATTCCGGAACACCATTTACCGTCCCTGTTGGAAGTACTGGTGTCTTTAAAGAGACTCCTGCTGGAAATATAAAATAGTTTAAACAGTTAAGATTATTACTCATTAAATAATCAAGATATTTTTCTTCGCCGTATACTTTTTTAGCTGCCAAATCCCAGGTATCACCCTGTTCTGTTACATACTGCTCTGTCATTTTAACCTCCTAAAACGCTACCCGGACTCTCTCTCTTTGAAGTTGTGAAGCCCATTCTCTAAATTGCTCATACGTCATTTGAACCGCTCCTTGTGTTTCTTCTCTGGAGGCATTTTTTCCATTAATATAGATAGTTGGACTGAACACGGGAGCAAATGAGTCACCACCATTCATACCACTTGAATTGAATGAAGTCATACTCTCATAGATTCTTCCATAGTTATTATCTTCATAGGCTCCAATCAGCCGGCCTGTTTCCTGCCAAAGCATCCTTGAACGCTTCGAATTATTTATTGGAATTGCCATTTCTGGGTATTCTTCCGCAAACCAGGATATTGTGGGGTGGCTTATTAATCCTCCTTTGGCATTTCGTTCTACATTAGGTGCTACCTCCGCTTCAGTTTTATTTAGAGGTGGTAATTCATATCCTTGCTTTCCTTTAAATGCAATAAGTTGAGGTTCATCGTTAGGATAATTAAATAAACATCGAACATTACCTTTAACCACTATATCAGCTGTTTTATCGTTTGCTGTGGTCTCCGCCAGATCATATAACCTGTCTACGGCGTTTGTTACTACAGGACCTCCTTTATCAAGATATAATGCTATTTCTTCAGGTATTTCTATATCCGCATTCCTGGCTTTTTCTATTGCTGCCATATAATCGGAATTACCCGCTGCATTTATCCCAATCATTTGCCATAATGCATGTTTATCACCAGCTGCCGCTCCTATAAATGATGCATCTGACAACTTTTTAGCAACGGATTCAGGTACTGTCTCTCCACGTTCCAGATAACCATTAAACTCGGCTTGTAACTGAGCATAATCTGATTTCATAGCTTTCCAATTACTTTGAAGACTATCCATTTCATCATTGTCAATTTTATCAAAGCCCATTTGTTCCCATAAAAAATTTGGTGAAAATACGTTTGCATTTTGAGCGTTTCTGATATCTAACATTACATCATCCAAACCAGTTTTGACCTCAGGAATAATATCTTTGAATACATCCTGATATGCATCTGCTATCGTACTTACAGAGAAAGAAACACCATTCGCCTGATACTCCATTTCTTGATTATGATACTGATCCTTTATTATTTTCTTTCTGTTATCATATTCCTGAACGGAAATATCTCCACGATTCAATTGCAATTCCAAATCTCCCAGACTTAGATCCATAACCTGCATCAGCTGCTCACGTTCTTCGGCAAGGGTATCCTTTATTTCTTGCTGCAGATTATTAAATGTATCAGGATCTAAATCTTTACCAGAGTACTGCATCATAATTCTCTGCATTTTTCCCTCAAACCTGGATTTTATGACCTGATTTGTTACATTAGTTAACTCTGATTGAAGGGATCTTATCATTTCAGCTTCCTTGGAATCAATCACACCGTCAACTATAGCATTTTTGTAAACTTCCCCTAGCTGTTTTCCTTTTTCATTCACTTGAGAACCAATTGACTGGTAAGTAGCATTGAAGCTGTCAATTAACTGATTTCCTATATTACTATCTGAACCAAATAAAGCCTGGATATTTATATTTGCAGAATACTGTGTTTGCTCAACAATATCCAGTGCACCTTTTACCAATCCATCAACCGAAGAGGCAAACATATCCTTATCGCTTTCGTCCAGCTCAAATCCCATGCCAACTTTCCATATTAACTTATCCAGATTATCATTGTTGTTTTTAAAGTTTTTAGAAAGATCTTTCACTTTATCCAACTCTCCAAATGCTTTAGATAAGTTATTTAAATTGCCATTATCTACGATTTTTTTAGCAGTGGCATCAAGCTCTTCTACAGAAAGTTTTATAGATCCAAACCGTTGTTCCAGATCATGTCGCGCTAATTTATCATTGTGCGCCTTCACTGCCATAAAAACTCCCGCGATTGCCCCCGCCGCCAAGCCAAATGCAGCCAAAGGCCAGGCAGTTACAAGCGACGATAATTTTCCTAATACACTTATACCTATATTGGCTGCTTTAAATGTTGCAAAAGCAGCTGTAATTCCAGTAATGCCCCCATTAATTGCCTCCGGATGATTTAAAAACCATTCCCCAACTGCCTTTACTGGTCCAAAAGTTTTCACAAGACCATCTGCAAATTCAGACATGAATCTTCTTGCTGTGGGAATATTAATCTCCAAAGTCTCCCCAAAGCTTTGAAGCCATTTGGTTGCCCCCTGAACAATCATTCTTAAATCGTCAGAAATATTGCTGTAAACATCAAGACCTATTCCATCGTATACGCTACTAAAGAGGGATACATCACCTGCCAGATTATCCAGCCGAACATCAGAAAGCTTCTGGGCAGCTCCCTCACTATTCTCCATGGCATCTTTCAGCCTGATAAATTCCTCATCGGAGCCTTTCATCATGGCCAGAAAACCGGCCATGCCGTCTTTACCCACCAGCCCCGAAGCATACTCTTCTTTTTGTGCATCTGATAATCCCGAAAAACCTGATTTTAGTTCTGAAAGAATAGTACCAAACGGCTTCATCTCACCGGAGCTGTCTTTTAATGATACGGATAACTGATCCATATAGTTCTGAACCAGTTTGGTGGGTTCTGATAAATGAGTCATCAGATTTTTCAACGATTCTCCCGCTGCTTCACCCTGAATACCTGCATCAGACATCAGTCCAATCGCCATTGCTGTATCTTCAACGCTGTAACCAAATGCAGATGCTGCCGGTGCTGCTCCTTTAAGTGCCTTTCCCATCATATCCAGACTGGTGTTTGTGCTTATTGAAGCCTGAGCCAGAACATCGACCATCCGAGCAGAATCATCGGCCTGCATTCCAAACGCTTTCATGGTGTCTGTTAAAGTCCCTGAAACACTTCCTAAATCTTGTCCAAAGGCTGCTGCAAGGGTCATAACTCCTGGCAGCCCTTTTAACATATCCTCTGTTTTCCATCCCAGTGTGTTACCGCAAAGGCTTTTTATCCTCTGCTTCTTACAGTTTCCTGTAAGCTCAGCATACATCTTCACCCTCGTTTTACGTTAGGTTTGATAGCGGCTAACTATCTCAGACTGCCCTTTAAGACAACCGTGCCGGAGACTCGTGGGAGTTTTTTTGCTCTCAAAACGCTCAACTCCTATGCGTTACAAAAACCGCCTGATCCGCAGCTCTCTCGGTATTAGCATGACTGCAGTCTGTATCTCTTGCAATTTTAGCCTTCACCGATTTTCCCCGGTATGCGCTGAACCTTTCAATTCAGCCGACCCATTATTAAGCCAAAGCCATACGTTCCAATTCCTTGCCAGCATCCTTGGCAGAAAAACCTGTGGTTTCTCCCATTTTCCTGGCTGCCAGATTAAGACGCTCCATTTCATAGGAAGAAGCTTTCGTAATTGTTTCAACAGAGCTCATTTGAGTCTCAAACTCTAAGCCTGCAGTGACAGACTCCTTTAAGAAAGCTTTGGTTTTTTCAACTGCCAATGAGCTTCCTTTGGCTATAGTATTAAAATATTTATCAGAGGCTTCCCCAAGTGCTTTTACTGCCTTCTCTTTTTCATCACCTGATGCAATAATTCTCACCTCACACTTCTTTCCCTATTCTCCTCCCTGGCTGTTTCTGCCACATCCTTAATAAGTCTGGCAGCCTGGCTCAATGGAAGGGAAAAATAAAACTCCGGGCCGGCCTTCGTATACCGGCCCGCAAATATAAATGCTTTATTAACCTTACGGATATCTTCTGCGCAGCTTATCCCTCGAGGAAGAAAAAACGATACACCCGATTCTTCACTTTAACAGAATCTCCAGCCTTTAAAATATAAAAGAGTTCAATCGGAAAGCCTGTCACCTTGGAAGCAATAATCTGTGCAAAAAGTAGAGTTGCTTCCTGCATGATTATTCCGCTTCCTCCCATATTGGCGTAAAGATCGTAAACCGAGTTTAAATCCCTGCCTGTAAGCGATTCCATTCCAGTCAGATCGAGGCTGTCCACACGGATCCCCTGATATTCCACTGGCTCCTTTAATTTTATTTTCAGCCATTCCTGATTTGAAACCGCCTCGTTATCCTTTAAAACCTTTTTCTCTTTTTCCATGACTTCTCTCCTTAGCACATCTCTCTTACTTCGCTTAATACATCGTTACCATTTACAACATAGATGCCGTTTAACTTGTCAATCTCCAGCACTGTTTTCCCATCCAGTACGATCTTGTAGTAGCTTAAACCAAGTGTTACACTGGAACTCATCTTTGCGCCTGATTTCATAGAGCCAGGTGCAAACTTCTTTACCACTCCACGAACGGAGATGGATACCGGTTTATACCCTACACTGCCGTCTCCTCCATCCATGCCCTGAAGTGCACCGTTTAAGGTAATGTCTGCTGTCTGAGTGGGATCCATTAAAGAGAACACGTCCTTGCACAAAGACAGAAACGGTATCTCCATTTCCATATCGTCTACCAATCCAATCACAGGAACCGTCATTGTTCCGCCTACTCCTGCGCCTTCCAGGCTGTCCGTTTTATTAGTAATCTCTGGAAGCTTTACCTCTTCAGCAGTTCCAATTAATTCCTTACCACCTTTATATACTGTATATCTGTTGATTAAATGTAGTTTTAACATATTATTCTTCCTCCGCTTTCATTGCATTTTCAAAAGCTGTTACATCAAATTCTTCTACTGCCAGTATGTACTCTGCCGGCGTATAGGGAGCAAAATGAATTCTGATCTTCATATGTCCTGCCAGCACATCTTCCAGCGTATTTTCATCATTGCGGTATTCTGCGTACAGACCAGCGCACATACCGGCAGCCATTAAACTGTTGCCCCATATATTAAAGCTGTTGATAATGTCATCCACCATTCTCCGGTTCATTCCTTCATCAAGTCTGGCTCTATAGACAGTGATAAAATAATTTGCAATGAAATCAAACATTCTACGACAGCCAATCCAACGGTCTTTGGGATCATCATTACCAGGATAACATCCGGTATTATTGCCAAATGATTTCCAACCGTTATCATGAAATGCGGTTACAATTCCATATCCGTTTAATTCTCCTGCCTGAACCTGGTCAAGATAAACCTCTTTTCCGTTGGAAAGCACCGCCCCATCAATATTTAAAAGCTTATTTGATGGATAAATATAAGGAACATCGCCATTAGTGACCGTATAATAACTCATCATTGCTCCATAGACGGAAGAGTAATGATAGGTTTTACCTGCTTTCGTCACCTTTGGCCATAGTACGACAGAGTGCTTTTCGTCATATCCCATTTCCTTCTTAGCCACAAGGCAGTCCATATACTTACTGGCTTTTTCTGTATCTAAGTCTAACAGGCACATTGCTCTGAAAATACCGCTGATTCCCTCACACTTTGATTGAAGAGCTGCACCCACATTTGCCTTTTGGGACCAGCCAGGAGCCAGAAGAACGCCTGGTACCAGCCCGTATCTTGGGTAAATCTGACGCAAAGTTTCCAAACCGGTCTCTTCTCCAGTCTCAACATTGTAAGATCCGATCACATCTTCTTCTGTCACCATTTCCGGAGCAATGACATGAAATGAAATCTTTAATTCATTGGAGTCATAGGCAATACCGGAACGCAGCAAAGTAACGATTAAATTTCCAGCTTCATCAAAATCCATAATAAAATCTGCATTCTCCGCAAGCTGCTTTACTGACTCCTCCTGCTTCACAGTGATCCTGACAGTATCCTTTAATACACCGTCTGTTTTTAAAGTGATCTGATGATTCTTTACCGGATACACGGTCTCGTCCACATTTTTAAAATGCCTTTTTGCATCAAGTACATTAATAAAAATAACCGGCGATACCTGAAACAGCTTAAAGCTTGCATACATACTTTCGCAAAGCGTATATTTTTTCCAATCATCGCTGTATCCAAACAGCCTTGCTGCTGCTTCGAAACTATCTACTTTAACCGGAGCATTTACCATAGCATAGGGATCTGCAGCTAAATTCACCGGTGAGGTACCGCACACAACCTGTACTCCATAACGGGTTGATAACGGGGTTGGAAAGGATGTTTTATTTTCAATTACTTCAATACCATGTTTATATGACATATTATTTTTTCCTCCTGATATTTTCTGCTTTCCGGTATAGCGTATTTAAATTACTATCTGATTTCCGGATGTTCTTTTTTGCTTCCGCCAGTAACTCTGGCGGCACCATTAACTCGTTTATAAACGGATGTGCGTTTAGTAGTTCTGTGAGTCTGGGGGGAAATCCGCCACGAAATGATGCCCCGTTCCTTACAATCTGATCCATTGATGGGCCTACATAAATCAACGCTTCGTTTTCGCTCATAAAATTCCTCCTGACTCCAGTTCTGGCATATTCCAAAACATTTCAATTTCTCCTGTAAAATATGAAGGAGTGACTTTTTTGGGAAAGCTTATGTTTATTGCTCGTTCACACCAGAATGATTGTAAAAAGGGATCAGTTAAAAATCTGTGGGTAATTCGCTCAATTGCAGCTGTCAGAAGATAAAATCCATCTTTTTGGCATCTGCAAATATTGATCTCCAATACTACACTTCCAAGATTTTTATCATCGGCATCTTTTTTTCTATATTCCACCCGATCCAGTCTGACCAGAAAATACGGAAGGATTACTTCCTTGCCCTGTAATAGTAAGTCCTGTCCGGGTAGTCCGTTAAAATCTGCCGCTTGTGGATATCCGAGTATTTCTGTATCCCTCCCATTTGAATCAAGAAAGGTCATATTCTTTAACAGTTCTTTTGTTTCATTCATTAATAGCTTTTGCAATTCATTAAATGTCACAATTTAACTCAACCTCCTTTCTATTTACTGTAGTCTTTTTGTCTACACAATCATTAAAAAAAATATCACTAATCTCCTCCAACGATGCAATCCCAAGCAACTCACACAGCACTATAATCTCACCCGCCTTAAACTGACTCTTATTCCACAGTTTCCTCCGAAACCCATAGCTGGACAAGTGAAGTCTGTCCGCAATCCACCCCTTTTTCAGCCCGGATTCTTTTATCAACTCATTTAGCCGAACCGTATTGGTCATCCTGTCCTCCTTTCTTGTAGTCTTTTTGTCTACACCATCATCATACTCCGTCGTTTCCTTTTTGTCAACACGTTTTTCAATTTTTGTTGAAAGTAATTCTACTCCGTGATATAATGCTGTCATGGAGGTGGTCCTATGGATATCGGTCAGATTATAAAACAACGACGTGAGGAATTGGGAATGTCTCAGGAAGAGCTTGCGAATAAGGCGGGTTACAAATCCCGTTCTTCCATCAATAAAATAGAGGTAGACGGCAGAGGCCTTCCCCAGTCTAAAATTACCGCAATTGCAAAAGCACTGAGAACAACTCCGGCTTCCCTTATGGGCTGGGAGGAAACAGAGGTTTTTGCGCTGGATCATGAAAACAGCTGTTTGGGAGAGTCTGCAAGAGAAATGCTCAGTAATTTCCAAAAGCTCAATGAAAGCGGACAAAAAGAGGCGCTGAAACGGGTCAGTGAGATGGTGCACATCCCTCAATATACAAAAGCGGATCCGGTTGTCCGGCCATTGGGTACAAATTCCAGATCTTATTTACAGCCGGTAGCGGCTCATGAGCGGACGGATATTGAAGTGACTGAGGAAATGAGACAGCATGATGATGCCTTTTTCGATGAGTAAGGAATAAAATTCGTTGAGGTGATTTATTTGAATTATGACATATTATTAGAGGAAGCAGACTCTGACGGAATCATGATTAAAGAAAAACCATTAATTGGTAATGACGGACGGATTCGGGGCGACCAGATCCTCATACGGCAGAACATGTCTGGCTGTCAGAAAGCCTGCGTACTGGCGGAGGAACTTGGACATTATTACACCACTACCGGAGATATACTGGATCAGTCTGTTGTTTCTAACAGGAAGCAGGAACGCACGGCACGTTTATGGGCTTATAACAAAATGATCACGTTGGAGAAGCTGGTTGCCGCGAAAGAAGCCGGCTGCAGGAACAGCTTTGAGATCGCGGAACATTTAGAGGTTACGGAAGAATTTCTGTTGGAAGCACTGGAATGCTATCGGACAAAATATGAGAAGGGACTGCAAAAGGACAACTATTTAATTCTTTTTGAACCGTTTAATATTTATAAAATGGCAGAATAATTTTTTTCTTATCTTAATGTCACCTGATACAACATATATTATGCAGAGGTGATGAACTATGCAGTCCTGCGAATTAGTAACACTTGTGTCATCCATTGCCTGCTGTCTTGCACAAGGGCGGACAGCTGAAGAAGTAGCGCTCCTCAGCTGTATTTTTAGTCAGCTGTCCGATACCCTGGAGACGATTGCAGCTCACCAGGCTCTCTGTTGCGGCAATGATAAAAATGACAATATAAATGATGATATATTTTTTGGCTTTCAAAGTGAAAGAAGACGGGAGCGATAA